TGTCCTACATCAACAAGCGCGTTGATACGGTAGATTCAACAACCAACAACATTTGGAAAACCATCGCAGAGACTCGTGAAAACATAGCCACGTCTTATGTGACGAAGGCCGATCTTCACAATGATCTTAACAGAATCTTACAGCGGTTTGACCGCTTGGAAGAAAAACTAGATCGCCTAACAGGAGGCAAACATGATCGGCCGTAAGGACATGAAGCAAGAGACGATGGCCAAGCGCACGCGCAACCGTGCAATGACCGAGCGCATGGTTTCCCCCCGTAAGAAAATGGACATGGGCATGTCTCCCGGTCCCGGCATGGGCGCTTCTTCTGCGCCTCCGGTAGAGCCTCCTATGGGCATGAAAAAAGGTGGCATGGCTAAGAAGCCTTTGTCTTACACCATGAAAAAAGGTGGCATGGCTAAGAAGCCCGCAAAGAAAAAAGGCGGCATGATGCTGATCATTGGCATCGGCAAGAAGAAGGGCAAATAAAATGGCCAAGCCCAGCGAGAAATATTCCATCGTTCCTCAGGCACTTCGCGACAAGTTCCGCGAGTACAAGAAGAAGGAACGCGAGGAGGACATGAAGGAAGGTGAAGCTTCTGAGGAATCATCCTCTAAACAGGACCGCGAGGCTCTTAAGCGTTTGATCGAAAACGACGGAGCCATGGGCGGTCCAGCAGGGATGGATACAACCCCTCAAGGAAGCACAGAGCCGCAGGCCTATCGCAAAGGAGGTATGGTTCGTAAGGCTCGTTCCGGTCGTGGTGATGGCTGCGCCATCAAAGGGTTCACCAAAGGAAGGATGTACTGACATGAAGTGCGGATCTAAGAAATACGCCAAGGGCGGTATGGCCAAGTGCGGTGGTTCCGTGACGAAGGCCAAAGGTGGCATGGTCTCTAAGGTAAAGCCCCGTGGTGACGGCTGCTGCGACAGCAAGGGCACCAAGCCCTGCAAGGTGTGCTAATGGCTAAGAACTGGATTCAAGGGGCTATTAAAAAGCCCGGCGCTCTTCGCCAAGCTCTTGGCGCAAAGAAGGGCCAATCCATTCCCGCAAAGAAACTTGAGGCCGCAGCCAAAAAACCGGGTGTCATGGGCAAGCGTGCTCGTTTGGCTATGACACTTAAGAAACTCGGTAAGGGTAAGTGATGAAGAAACCGGTATGGTCTAAGCCTCGTCCAAAGGGCCTTGGCAAGTCTAAGGCCCTGACCCCTTCTCAAAAAGCTGCGGCTAAGGCTGCCGCTAAGAAGGCAGGCAGACCCTATCCAAATCTCATCGACAATATGCGGGCAGCGAGGTCAAAATGAAAAAGCCAACCAAAGCCCAGAAGAAGGTCCGTAAGGTAATGCATGAGTTCAAAACCGGCTCTTTGCATTCCGGTAAGAAGGGACCTGTGGTAAAGAATCGGAAGCAGGCTATTGCCATCGCTTTGTCCGAAGCGGGGGTCGCCAAGAAGCGAGGTAAATAATGGCTCTCTCCGGCACGAAGACGTTTGAACTTGATGTCGCAGACTACATCGAAGAAGCCTTCGAGCGTTGCGGCATTGAGATCCGTACAGGTTACGACCAGCGCACCGCGCGTCGCAGCCTTAACCTTCTTCTTGCCGAGTGGGCCAATCGCGGTCTGAACCAGTGGACGATTGAAAAAGAAACCATCACGGTTAGCCCGACCGCTGGTGTCAACAACGAGGGAATCAGCTACACGCTGTCCAACTCTACCATCGACATCATCTCGGCTATCGTCCGCAACCAAGACGGCGTCGGCACTTCTTCGCAGGCGGACCTCACCATCGACCGAGTCAGCCGCGAATACTATCTGAACATCCCAAACAAGCTGACACAGGGGCGCCCCGTTCAGTATTTTGTGGACCGCCAGATTACCCCCGTCTTGTACGTTTGGCCAAAGCCCAACGAGATCTACTACGTTATCGTGGACAAGCTTGTCCGCATGGACGACGCAGGCGCGGGCGTGAACACCCTTCAGGTCCCCTTCCGTTTCTACCCGTGCCTCGCTGCGGGCTTGGCCTATTACATCGCCATGAAGAAGGCCCCTGAGCGCGTGCAGCTTTTGAAGGCCGTCTATGAAGAAGAGTTTGAGCGAGCTGCCGGGGAAGACCGCGACCGCGCTTCCTTGACGTTGGCCCCGGTCCAGAACTTCTATCGGGTGGTCTGACATGGCGCGTCATGCCACAGGCTTTCAGTCAGAAGCCATCTGCGACCGCTGTGGGCAGATGTACTACTACACGCAGCTTAGGCGTGAATGGCAGGGCCTGAGGACATGTCCGGAGTGCTGGGAAGCAAAGCACCCGCAACTTGATCCGATCTACCCTCCGACTGAGCCGCAGGCCTTGGCAAACCCACGGCCCGACCGCATTGAACCCATGGATGTCCCGGTTGGTCAGCAGATCTTCCCCTTCATCCAGAATATCTCTACCCAAGGGGTCACAAGCGTTGGTATTGTGACCATTGTGATTGGGGGACCCTGATGGCTTGGACATACACAACACTGGTGCAGGCGATCAAAGACTGGACCGAGTACGACGAACCGACGTTCAACCAGAACATCGACACGTTCATTCGCAACTGCGAAGAACGCATTGTCTATGCTGCCCAGATGGAAGTGTTCCGCAAGAACGTCAGTGGCTCTTGCTCGGCCAGCAACCAGTATCTTGCTGCCCCCAGCGATTTCCTGTCCCCGTACAGCCTGTCCGTCACCGTGAGCGGGTCAAAGGTTTTTCTACTGAACAAAGATGTGGAATACGTCCAAGAGTATAATCCTGCGGGCACGACGGGCGTCCCAAAGTATTACGCCTTGTTCGACGTCGACAACTTCTTGTTGGCCCCTGTTCCGGCTTCGAGCTATGCGGCGGAACTTCACTATTACTATCGTCCTGCATCCATCGTGGACACAGGCACGTCGTGGCTTGGCACCAATGCCGAGCAAGCCATGCTTTATGGGTGCTTGTCTGAGGCTTACGTCTACATGAAGGGCGAGCCCGACCTGCAACAAAAGTATGAGAACCGTTTCCTCGAATCCGTCAGCCGTCTGAAGAACCTCGGCGAAGGCCGTGAGAACATCGACGCCTACCGTGACGGGCTCACAAGAGTGAAGGCGAACTGATGTCTTGGGTCGATCCGGGTCAGGCGACTGTCATGAAGGTGGATGTGGCGGCCACGTCAAATGGTGGCCATCCTCCTGAGTTCTGGGCAAGGCGCTGTGTCGAGCGCCTCATTCAGATCTCTGACACTGCCCCTCCCGCGATCCGGGAACAGGCTCTGGCCTTTCGGGACCAGATGGAGCACGTCGTATTGTTTCACATGAAACGTGCTATACAGAGTGACAGAACAACTGTCGGTCATGCTGTGACCGAAGCAGGACAACCACAACTGGCCGAACTCCTAAGGAGGCTGTGATGGCATTTACCGGTAACTATATGTGCACCTCCTTTAAGCAGCAGTTGCTTGAAGGCGCTCACGATTTCCGCGCGTCGGGTGGTGACATCTTCTACATCGCTCTCTACACCAACAGCGCGTCCTTCACGGCCGCGACGACGGCGTACACGGCAACCGACGAGATCACCAACACCTCCGGCTCTGCCTACACGGCCGGTGGCGCGGCGCTGTCCAATGTCAATCCGACGACGGGCGGCACGACGGCCTACACGGATTTCGCCGACGAGACATGGACGTCTGCATCCTTCACCGCCCGTGGTGCGATGATCTATAACAGCACCCCGGCCCACACCTACACCAATCCGTCCGTCGTCATTCTTGACTTTGGTTCGGACAAAACGGCTTCGGCTGGCGACTTCACCGTCGTCTTCCCGACCGCCAATGCCAGCGACGCCATTATCCGTATTGCGTGATGAGCCGTGACAAATGCTGTCGTAGCCTTTGAAGGTTGGTCGCGTTCTGCTGGGTGGGGTGAACTCCCCTTCGGTCAGGGCGCGGTCACCATTGGGCTTGCGACAGCATCGGTAGGTTCCGTTGTCGTTTCTCTGAACGCTCAGGCAAACGTCACAGGAATTGCCGCAACGGGGGCTGTCGGTACGGTCACCGTTGAAGCAGACGCCAACTGCCTCGTCAGTGGACTCCTAGCCACGGGGGCAGTTGGCACCGCTTCAGTTTCAGCTTCTATCCTTGTTCCCGTCACAGGCCTGTTTGCCACGGGCGAAGTTGGAACCGCTGCTGCCTTTGGCGGCGCGGCCGCACTGGTTACGGGTTTGCCTGCCACAGGCGAAGTCGGAACGAGCTCCGTTGTTGGCATAGCCAACGTATCGGTTACGGGCTTGTCTGCTACGGGCGAAGTCGGAACTGCGACAACTTTGACCGTGAACTATGTCAACGTGACGGGCGTTTCGGGCACAGGACAAGTTGGAACTGCAACAGTAAGTGCGGGGGCGAATGTCCTTGTTGCAGGCGTTTCCGCAACAGGATATGTTGGACAGGTCCTTGTGTGGGGTCAAATCACCCCCAACCAGAACCCGTCATGGGCCGGTATTGCCCCTGCTCAATCCCCGACATGGACACCTATAGCCGCTTAGGAGCCGTTGTATGGCCAGCACCTATTCGACAAATCTCAAGCTTGAACTGATTGGCACAGGCGATCAGTCCGGCACTTGGGGCGCGACAACAAACACCAACCTTGGCAGCCTTATCGAAGAGGCAATTGCCGGGTATGTAACGCAGGCCGTGACTGACGGTGCGGCAACGGTCCTCACCATTCCTGACGGCACTTCGTCGAACGGGCGCAACTATGTCATTGAGCTGACCGGCGTCCTCACGGCAAACCGCACGGTCGAAGTTCCGGCGGTTGATAAGCCCTACATCTTCTTCAACAACACCAGCGGCGGCTACTCCGTGACCGTGAAGGTCAGCGGCCAGACCGGTGTTACGATTGCCAATGGCAAGAAGGCCATCGTCTACACAAACAGCACGGACGTCATCGAAGTCGTCAACGCCCCGGTGTCAGAAGCTGGCACCCAGACGCTGACCAACAAGACCCTGACGTCACCGACAATCAACACCGCAACAATTAGCACACCGACCCTTACAGGCGGCACAATCAACAACACTCCGATTGGAGGCACGACTCAAAACAGCGGGGCTTTCACCTCACTGTCGGCCTCAACGACTCTGACCGTTACGGGGGATGTCACCGTTGACACCAACGTCTTCAAGGTGGACACCACGAACAACCGTGTCGGCATTGGCACGGCCAGTCCCGCGGTAAAACTTGTTGTATCCGGTACGGACGCCATTCAAATCCCGGCGGGGACCACTGGGGAACAACCCGCGGGTGCGACAGGAATGTTTCGTTTCAATACAACCACGGGAAGCTTCGAAGGGTACAATGGTACACTGTGGGGCAGCATTGGTGGCGGAGCGGTCAACGGTATTTTCTGGGAAAACGACCAGACTGTCACTACAAGTTACACTATCACCGCCGGTAAAAATGCGGGATCCTTTGGTCCCATTGCAATCAATAGCGGCGTCACGGTCACCGTGCCGTCGGGCAGCACTTGGAGTATCGTCTAATGCCAGTCAGACTTAACAGCACCGGAGGTGGTTCGGTTTCGTTAGAGGCTGCGAGCACGGCTTCGACGTACACACTAACCTTGCCCGCTGCAAACGGAACAGTTCTTCAGTCCGGCACTGCCGTCACGGCAGCGCAAGGTGGCACGGGTCTTACGTCTCCCGGTTCAAGCGGAAATGTTCTGACCTCTGACGGCACAAACTGGACATCTGCCGCACCAGCAAGCACGGGCGTTAACGTGCAAACCTTCACATCGTCCGGCACTTGGACAAAGCCTTCTCTTGCTGCTGGCTCCCGTGTGCTTATTCAAGCATGGGGTGGCGGCGGTGGCGGTGGTCGCGGTTCAGCTAATCAAGGCGGTGGTGGTGGTGGTGGATATAACGAACGATGGGTAACGCTTTCCTCTATGGGCGCAACAGAGACAATCACCATTGGTTCTGGTGGCGCAGCAAGAACTACTGACGGTTCGGGCAACAATGGTGGCAACACAACTGTCGGATCTTTGATTTCCGCATATGGCGGTGGCGGTGGTGGTGGTCTTGGCGGCAGTGGTGGTGGTCAGCTTTCGGCTGGTGATAATGGTGGTACCACTGCTACTTTGAAGCCGGGTAAACCTTGGTTTTATGTCGGGAACGAAGCCACAAATGGCTATTCTTTGTATGCAGGCGCTGGTGGTACTAGCACGGCCTCAGTTGATGGTCTAACTGCTGGTTACGGACTAGACGCTTTTGTTCATGGCGGCGGCGGCGGCGGTGGAGGCACCAACAAAATTGGCGGGAATAGTGTTTGGGGCGGGGGCGGCGGCAGCAGTCAGTTGGCAGTTACGGGAGGATCGTCATCGTTTGGTGGCGCTGGTGGCGCGGCGGGCGTTGCTGGCACACAACCCGGCGGAGGCGGCGGCGGTGTAGTTGGCGCAACCTCTGGCGCTGGTGGCGCTGGTCAGGTCATCATCACAGTCTTCCCGGCGTAAGGAGTGAACAATGTCTAATTACGCTGTGATCGCAAACGCGACTAACATCTGTGACAACGTGGTCGTATGGGATGACACGCTTGGCCCGTGGAATCCTCCGGCTGACCATTACACCGTTGATATTGACGGTTTGGAAGTCGGGATTGGTTTTTACTATGATCCTGTCACACAGGTATGGACTGCCCCGCCAACTGTGACGGCATCATTCAACCCATCGCCAATCTTCTTGTCTCAGTCTTCAACGCTGACATGGGAAAGCTCAAACGCGACGAGCGTGACGGTTAATGGTGTGTCATCCGCACTTAGTGGGTCAGAAAGCTTCACACCGGACAAGATTGGCAAGTTCACTGTGACAGTGACAGCAACTGGTTTGGCGGGTTCTACATCGACGACATCGACGGTAACCGTTGTTGCCTCACAGACAGAATTGGTAGGTTAGTCGTGTCTACCTTCAAAAAGGTATAACTCATTAAGGAGCAGTTCAAATGACCGTCACAATCAACGGCACAACTGGAATTGGCGGCGTAGACGGTTCTGCCGGAACGCCCGCTGTTCAAGGCGTAGATACCAACACGGGCATTTTCTTCCCAGCAACGGACACTATTGCCTTCTCTGAGGGCGGCACAGAAGTGATGCGTATCACTTCCTCCGCGAATGTGGGCATTGGTACAACGTCTCCTGCTGCAATGCTTCAGGTCGCCGGTTCTTCTTCGGTCAACGCTCTTAAGGTTCCGAACATTGCGGAACCCGCGACAATCTCTGCGACAGCGGCGACAGGCACCATCAACTACGATGTCACGACGCAAAGCGTGCTTTATTATACAAGCAACGCCTCTGCGAACTGGACTGTCAATTTCCGCGCTTCTAGTGGGACGTCGTTGAATACGCTTATGGCTGTAAACGACACCATCACGGTTGCGTTCCTTGTGACACAGGGATGGACAGCCTACTACAATAACGCTCTTCAGATTGACGGGTCGTCAGTCACGCCAAAGTATCAAGGCGGTTCGGCGTGGACCGCAGGCAATGCGTCCGGCATTGATGTGTACACCTATACGATCATCAAGACAGCTAGTGCTACCTTTACCGTTCTGGCTTCCCAGACACAGTATAAGTGAGGGTGACCCATGCCGGTACTTGCAATAAGAGGTGCGGCCAGCGCAAGAGGGTTTGGCGCGGTCAACTGGCCCGCCGGGGCACCCCCAACTGTTCGGTACTTGATTGTTGCTGGCGGCGGTGCTGGCGGCGGTAACGTCGGCGCGGACAAGGGCGGCGGCGGTGGTGGTGCTGGCGGTATGCAGAGCAGCTCTTCTTTGGCTGTTGCCGCTTCTACGTCCTATACAATCACCGTTGGCGGGGGCGGCACTGGTGCAAGTGGCGCTGCTGGCGGAGACGGATCCAGCTCTTCATTTAGCGCATATGGAACATCATCTGTTGGCGGTGGCGGCGGTGCTCAAGGCGCTCCGGGCGGCCCCTTTAATGGACGCGCCGGTGGTTCCGGTGGTGGCTCAGTTGCCTCTAATAGTGGCGGCGGTTCACCGGGCGCGGGTACCGCAGGACAGGGCAATAATGGCGGTACAGCAACGGCGGGCTTGAACGGGTATTCCGCGGGCGGCGGCGGCAAAGGGGCTGTCGGTTCCACCAATGGAAACGGGTTTGCGGGTGCGGGCGGTGTTGGCGAAGCCGATACTATCACGGGATCCTCTGTGTTTTATGCAGGCGGCGGTGGTGGTGGTGCCTATTCCGGAACAGGTGGCGCAGGCGGTAATGGTGGCGGTGCCGCGGGTAAAGACTCCGGTGGCGGCACCGGCAATGCAGGCACGGCCAACACGGGTGGCGGTGGCGGTGGAGCGGGCGGCCAAAGCGGTGGCGCAGCGGGTGGCGCTGGCGGCTCCGGTGTGGTCATCATTGCCCACTCCAACCTGTATAAAACAGCGACGACGACAGGCTCGCCGACAATCACATCTGCTAATGGCATGACGATCTATAAGTTCACTGCCTCAGGCACGATCATTTGGTAAGAGGGTGAGATGGCACACTTCGCTGAGTTGGACGAAGACACAAACCTCGTTCTGCGCGTAATCGTTGTCCACAACAACGAGTTGCTGGATGAGAATGGGAATGAGAGCGAGCAAAAAGGCGTCGACTTTTGCAAGTCTCTTTTTGCCGCAGACAACTGGCACGGCGGTGTCTGGAAACAAACCAGCTACAACGCCAACTTTCGTAAGAACTATGCGGGGGTGGGGTTTAAGTACGATTCCAGTCTCGATGCCTTCATTCCCCCTCAACCTTTTCCCTCATGGACCTTGGACACCGGGCCTTGCCAATGGGTATCCCCTGTCCCTTATCCTAACGATGGAAATACCTATGTGTGGGATGAAGCCACGCAGTCTTGGGTTCTTGTCCCTTAACCTGTCCAGCCTTGGGAGACGGACGTGCCGCTTCAGAAGCTTCAGTTCCGACCGGGGATTGTCCGTGACCTGACCGGGTACACGAATGAAGGCGGCTGGCGCGTCTCAAACCTTGTTCGTTTTCGGTATGGGTTCCCGCAAACAATCGGCGGGTGGGCCAAGTACTCTACGTCTCAGTTCCTTGGCACCTGCCGTTCTATGCTGAACTGGATCACCCTATCCGGCGACAACATCCTCGGCATGGGAACCAATCTTAAGTATTACATTGAACGAGGCGGAGCCTATAACGACATCACCCCGCTGCGCTCCACCGTAACGCTCACAAACCCTTTTGCTGCGACGGATGGGTCTTCGACCATTACTGTGACAGACAGTGCTCACGGCTGCACGGACGGCGACTTCGTCACCTTCAGCGGGGCGACCTCCCTTGGTGGTAACGTCACCTCTACGGTCCTGAACAAAGAGTATGAAATCACCTATGTCGATGCGAACACCTACACCATCACAGTGGCGGTGACGGCAAATGCTTCTGACACCGGCAACGGTGGGACGGTGACTGCGGCATATCAAATCAACGTCGGTCTCAACACGATGGTCGGCGGCACGGGTTGGGGCGCAGGAACATGGAGCCGTGGAACGTGGGGCAGTGCTGCTAGTCTGTCGGCCACAAACACGCTGCGCCTGTGGTCCCAAGACAACTATGGCGAAGACCTGATCTTTAACGTCCGCAACGGCGGCATCTATTATTGGGATGCATCGGCGGGGTATACGACGCGCGGTGTGACACTTGCCTCGTTGTCCACCGACCCCAGCACTCCAACCTTGGCTGCACAAGTCTTGGTGTCTGATCGTGATCGTCACGTCGTTGCGTTCGGGGCCAACCAAGGTGGGTCCACGGCCCAAGATCCATTGCTCATCCGCTTTAGCTCGCAGGAAGACCCATTCACTTGGACGCCCACTGCAACTAACACCGCGGGCGATCTTCGACTTGGCAGCGGCAGCAGCATTATCCATGCAATCGAGACAAAGCGAGAGATCCTCGTCTTCACTGAGATTGCTTTGTACTCGATGCAGTACATCGGACCGCCCTACACTTTTGGCATCCAGATGATCTCGAACAACATCAGCATCAACGGCTACAACAGCGCCGTTGCTATTGAGGACACTGTGTTCTGGATGGGTGACCAAGAGTTCTATGTTTACACCGGTAAGACCGATCCGTTGCAGTGCACGTTGAAGGGTTATGTCTTCAACGACTTTAACTACAATGAACGCGACAAGGTCTACGCCGCTCTGAACTCAGAGTTCAATGAGATCACATGGTTCTATCCGTCGGCAAACTCGTCTGAGAATGATCGCTACGTCACGTTTAATTATCGCGAGCAGGTGTGGACCTATGGTAACATGGCACGCACTGCGTGGATTGATCATGGCGTGCGTCAATATCCAATTGGCGCTTCTCCCGATCATTATCTCTACAACCAAGAGTATGGGTTGGACGACGGAAGCACGACGCCTGCAACACCGTTGAATGCCTATATCGAAAGCTCTCCTCTTGATATTGGTGAAGGTGACCGCTTCTCCTTTGTCCGTCGTATCATCCCAGATGTGACGTTCATCAACAGCACGAACAGCCCGCAACTTGATCTCATCATCAAGACGCAAAATTATCCGGGATCCAACTATCAAAATGGGTCGGACTCTGGCGTGTCCCGCACCGCGGTTGTTCCTGTTGAGCAATACACTCAGGTCAGCGACATTCGACTGCGCGGCCGTTCAATCATCCTGCGTGTCGAAAGCAACCGCCTTGGCACCTGCTGGCGGCTTGGTTCTCCGCGCATCGAAATCCAACAGGACGGGCGGCGTTAATGGACCGTGGTCTGATCCCACCCACCTTTGCACGGGCTCCGTCTCAATACGACCAGTTGTACTTCAACGATCTGGTCCGTTCCCTGATCAGCCTTGTGACCTACATTCAGGCACCGGGCCTTGGGCGACAGACCACGATTGTGCTGACGAATCTGGCTACGAACGATTCTGGTTTGGAGCCCGGCACGATCTTTCAGGTGGGTGGCGTTCTCCGTGTCCCACTGCTTTATAGCCCTTATGTTGCGGGGCAGTCCGCAACGGCGTCAGTTGGGTCAGTAACGGTGACAGTCTAAGGCTTGTTTTGGCAGGCTTAACAGGGTAGATTTCTCGGCGAAACCCTCAGGCTTTGTCCTGCCCCTTCGCCGTGTCGGCGCGATCTATGCTCATAGGGAAAGTCTATGCAGGGTGAACAGCTTCTACAGGACCCGGAGTTTGCTAAGACGCTGGAACAGTCACCGTTCCAAGCGCGCGACTTGCCGGGCCTTTCTAACAATATCGCCACCCTCTTTGAGCAGTTGACGCCTGAACAGCGTCAGGACCTCAAGAAGGCAATGGACGAACTAGACGACCTGTCTGCGGAAGAGCTGCAAGGCTTCCTTCAGATGATCGCCTATGTCGAGCAGAACCCCGATCAGTACCCGGAACTGGTCAAGCAACTGGTCGCTTCTGGGGCTTTTGAAGCGGGCGACGTCCCTGAGCAGTACGACCCCAACCTGATGGGCGTCGTGAAGGCTTTGATCGGTCAGGCGCTGATGAAGGTCCGCGCTCCGTCTCAGCCTATGGGCTTTGCCAAGGGCGGCATTGCAAGCCTCAAGCAGCAGGCCAAGAACGTCGCCGCAGCGGGTCGCAAGGGCGACAGCATGTTGG